TATAAAGGCAGTGTAATTAGCGGTGGCGGCGGAGGAACAGGCGGAATTGCCGATCCAACACCGAAAGCAATCGGTCAATATCTTGTATTTAATGGTACGAGCTGGGTTGCTCAAGACGGTCCACAATCAGGTGTGAAATACTACACGCAAGTCACAGTTGCAGCAGGTGCGACGGTCACTATTGCAAATACTGCGAAAGCGTTAATGATTCAGCCACAAGTTTTTCTTGCAAATGATTTAGGAACAAAAATGAGTCCGGTGATGACAGCAAATACAATCGCTGACGGTACAACTGTCTCAGCGTCTTCAACTTATTCTGGCTTGAATCCGTACCTCGCGTTTAATAATGCGACAAGTGATAGCTGGGCAAGTTTAACAAACTCACAAAACAACTCATGGCTTCAAATGATGTTCCCAAATGCTATTACAATTGACGGATTTAGAATGTATTGTGCAGCTGCAACAAGCTCACAAGCTCCTAAGACCTTTTATATTCAAGGTAGTAATGACGGAAGCACTTGGACACAAATTTCAGATACTTTTGTATTTACGCCGTTTGTTGGTGATACTTGGCAAACCTATCAACTATCAAGTCCTGGCACCTATAAATATTACCGTCTTTTCATTGTAGGCGTTCAGTCCGGTACAAATGCTCGTGTTTACGAACTTGAGTTTTATCAAGGAACATTTATCCGTTCACGCCTGATGAAAGATAGTGATAACGTAACAGTCGAACATCATTCAGATGGTATTTATATTACGAATAACGGTGCAAGTTCCATCACTTTGAAAGTCGTTTACTATTAAAAGAAACCGGGGAAACCCGGTTTACATATTATGTACGATCTCCTTCGCTGCTCCTTTTGTTATTTCATGTTTTACGTACCCATTTAAAATACAATAACTTGTATAAAAATATTTATTCTCTTCTTTCCATACTTCACATCCATATTCTAATTTTATACGTACTCCTTTTTCTAGTAATTTTATTGCTTGCTTCATCTCTATCACCTCCCATTTTATTATACTATATTTTATTTTAAATAGTTAAAAATAAATAAAATAAAAGGCAACGATTTAAACCGCTGCCAATTTCTTCGCTTCATTCTTCGCTTTTAGAGCGAAATAACGTTCCTTGATTGCATCTAGTTGATTCATATTTTCCACTAAAAATAAATTTAACTTTTTATTATGTTTTTCTGGATTTTCGAAATCAAGTCTACCCAGCGAGTGCCATTTATAACGCGATGCTTTTGTTCCAAGATCTCTTTTCGTATATCCTTTCTCGTTGCCGTTTTTCATGTGCTCAACCATTTCCTCACGTTTACGAATCGTTCCTGCTGCGTCAAACTCCCACGTATATAAATAGAACATTCCTGGTTTAATCTGCTTGATTGTCCAGCCATACTTTCTCATGTGACCCATCGTAATCACCTCACTTTCGTTTTAAAAATATATGTATTTCATTAAATTAAATGAAATAGTTATTATATAAAGGTTTTTATGTTTTATTTTATTTCTTAACTAAATTTTAACATAAAAATATATTTTTGTGCAAAAAAAAATAAAAAAAATCACGGATTATTCTCCGTGATAAGTTTGATAATTTTCTTCTTTGTACCAATCGGGTATCTCTATTTTCTCCCATTTCCCTCGGTACATATGATACGTATTACCGTCCATTCGTTGCCAAATGTCTCCTTCTTGCGGTGAAACAACCGGCAATAATCGATCGTTAGGATTACTTTCATTATAAACATTGATATGGAATGAATATATCGCTTCTTCATAACTATAATAAATATTCCCAAATGTTAATGCCTGGATACGATTAATCTCGAATCTTGTTTCCGGCGTTAATTTCTTCACTTATTTTCTTCCTCGAGGCGTTTTTTATAACGCTGCATTTCGATTTCCATTTGTGTGTGCATATTAATTGTTTTTCTTACCGGTTTACCTCTGTATTTCTTTTCAGAATCATACACTTCTTTTAGTGTGTCCGTCATTGGGAACTCTTTGCGTTTTCTGTGTTTTTGTTGGTCTACGCTTAGTACGTAATGTTCATCGCTTTTTAAGATTAAAAAATTGGATAACCTTGATAACTGAAAACTGTCTGGTACAAGTCCAATATCATTGACGTATGCTTCGATGATGGTGTCTACTTTTTTTAGCGCTTCTGATGCTGATTCTTCACGAATTACCTTTTTTGGTCGTTTTACGATAAGATCTACTTGATGAATGAACTCTGCTTTATAGTCTCCTGATTTATTAAACAATGTGATGGTCTCCCTTAAATAGAATGTGATGGTTTATAATTCTCCGTAATCCCAATCTCTGAATACTTTTGTTAAGCGCTCGATTGCAACCGATAAAATCCAATCGATTCTTTGATGTGATACGCCGTACATTTCGCCTATTTCACGTAAATTATATCCTTCGATATGGTACAACTCTAGCATTCTTCGTTGTTTCGCTGTCAACGCTTCACGTATATTACCTTTTGCTGCGATCTCGAATGCTTTCTCCAGGTCCGCTAGTATGACGGCTGCATCGAAATCTCCTTCGATATATCTTCTCTCTTTGAGGTACGGTACATCAGCGAGTAATATTTCAACTCCGGTTGTTGTATCCAGTGCGTATTTGCAATCAATCTCTCTTGCATTTTTGTGTATATCTACCCCGACTGCTCCCACAATTAACCCCTCTTTCGTTCAATAAGCGTTAATAACGAGTAACCGCATAAATCAAGTAAAGTGTCATCTAAACTTTCGTCTTGAACGTTCGTTTTCTCATTGTTTTTAACCAACGTCTCTAGCCTGCTTATTTTATCTTCAATACGAATCATGCTTGATGCCATTCCATACTTTGCGTATTGCTTTGCGAAAGAATCGCCATAATCACGATTCTTGCGCTTTAGCGTTTCAGCGAGTTCTTTCGTAAGCTCGTCTACTAATAAATCAAACTCGTTATTCTTCATCGTTTTCTTCCTCCGTGCTTAAATAGATTCCGAATATTTTCATATAATTTTCAAACACTTTTTTCAGCATCTCGTCATCTGTTACCTTGATGCCTTGATCGAGCCAGTTAGCAAAATGAACGATTCGGTAATATACTTCCATTTCATGTTCCATCGCTGTTTCGAGTTCTGCTTGTACTTCTTTTTCAAAGTTATCCATTTATACTTCCTCCAATATTTCAACTTTTAGTTTTTTGCGTCCGAAATGAATTGCGTCATTTAAGTTATTCACGTATAAATCCAGCCTATTTCCGGTGATGGCGGAACCGGTGTCAGTGCATACGCGAACACCAATATCTTCAATTAACATTTTCGTTCCTGACGGGTATTGTTTCGGGCAGCTTAAAGTGCGACCTTGGATAGTACGTTCACCACTTGCGGTAATACCAAACGAAGCATCACCGGGATTCTTCCCGGTACTTTCCGCATAATTGGTATACGCGGTTACTTCGAATGTTTTCGTGTTAATCACGCGGCTTGATAATGAATTATTTTCTTGCTTCAGTGATTCATTATCTTTTTTGATGTTTTCGATATTTTTATTTAAAATATTTATTTGTTCATCTTTTTTATTTATTTCGGTTTTCAACGAAATAAGTTTTTTCTGGTTAATACTATTTTCTTTTTGCATTTGATGCGTTTTTCGAAGCAGCGTAGCTGCCTTCACATTGGATTTTTGGAGTTGGTCTTGTATAGTTGTCACCTTGTTGGCAACAATAGTAAGAGAAAGAGATAGCGTAACCACGGCTGTTGATGTGATCACCAATGCTGCTATTCTCTTTCGCTTTTCTCGTTGTCTCATGATTACCTCCTGAGTGATGCTTATTTTTGTAATTCTTCGATGATCTCATCAAACGTCTTCGGTTCACCTGCGATTGCAAGTAAACATCCGATTAGATACGCATTGTATGAATGACTGCGACGGTATCCAACTTCTGGATGCTCGTGGTCACGTACGTCTTCTGTTTTCCAGTAAACGGTCTTGCGTGGTATTTCCCTTAGTAATGCACTTACTTTTGTTGATACTTCGCTTGCGTCGTCACTGTTTGTTAGAATTTTATCTAAACGTTCTAACATATAATTAATGCCCCAAATTTGACCCATTTCAATCGATGTGCCAAGCGTTTGAGAAATATCAGCAACGATTACTTCGCTATCAAGTATTGCTTTCGTGTCATTGCGGAATATACGTTCTGCAAGACCTTCTTGAACAGCATTTTGCTTATCGTTTACTGATTTATCTTCTTGCGGAGAATAAAGTTCTACTTTATCGATTTTACGAAGTTCTTCTGCCTCTATTGCTCGTAGCATTTGTGCGCCTTTATTCAGCATATCTCCGGCAAGGTACGTTTTCTTTTTCATATTGAATTTCTCCTTAATCCCGCTGTTGTTGTGGACCAATTGTGTTTATTCCAAATTGCAGTAATAGTCGATAGAGAAACATTGAACTTTTCCGCTAATTCTCTCCTTGTTTTACTTGATTGGAATATATAAATTACTTGTTCGTTCGTTAATAATGATCTCTGGTGATTCTCTCCTACCGGAGCAATTTTCAACCCCGTTCTATATGCGTGTTTACCATTTTCACCGTTAGTTACCCATTCCAAATTTTCAACCCGGTTATCAAACTTATCTCCATTAATGTGATTAACTTGAGGTTTTCTTTCCGGATTCGGAATAAATGCTTCAGCTACTAATCTGTGTATCTTTCTACATACTCTTTTTCCGTCAACTTTTAAGTTAATTTGTGGGTATCCTTTTTTGTGTATAGAATACTTCAAATTATTTTTATTTTCTTTATGACGTAAGTTTCCTAAATTGCTTATTTCATACTCTGGGTAATACGGAGATTGTCTCCAAATTTCCATCTGTTATTTTACCTCTTTCTTCGGTGGTCTTCGGTTACTGCTGAATCCATTCGGTAGCCCGTGGGAAACGGTGAGGAATGTTGGCTTATGTTTTAACACGTTTCCACATACCGGGCAAGTTTGTTCATCTTTTTTAGCGTATGAAACGATTTTTTCATGTTTCTCGTTGCATGTTTCGCATTCTAGTGTAAATAGTGGCATTACTTAATCTTCGCTTTCTTTTGTCGTTTTCTATATTTAATTACTAAAGTTAACATGACGATTGCTAATCCGGAATTAAAGCACTCCGTCAAAAAATATCCCCAAACACTGGTACTTAAGAAAATAACGAATGCGTTTGTTGTAAGCATTAAAAGCGCGATAACTAAGATAATCCAAAACCATAAGTTCATTCCGGAAACATCTTTTGTTTTAATCGTAGTAACGATTTGAGGTACGTAGCAGATGCCGAGCAGTATCCCGGCGATCGACGGTAATAAGTTTAATAAAAAATTAATCATTCTTTTTCTTCTCCTCGGCATAGAAATAAACTGTTGCTAGCGTAATCCCGATTAATACGCATAAATCATTTGTTGGATCGTCTTTAAAAATTAAATCACCTATGGTGAATACTGTGAAAAACGACCAGGAATAAAATACTCTTTTATTGAATAACCATTTGAAATAATTTCTCATTTAGTGCCCCCCGATAATATCATCGAATAAAAACGATGGTATATTGTTATTTAACATTTGCTGATAGATTTTATTTGCTAAATCGCGAATATCCGCTTGTGCGTGCGATCCCATACGAAGACTAAAGAAGTTGCGCCATACTCGTACATTCCCGGTTACAACGAATTCCACTTTTGTTGAGTTTGGGAGTACCATCCGAGCTGTTTCCGGATTGACCTTGCGGTTGATAAGAGCAAAATACGATTTTTCTGCGTCCATCATCGCCTCTCTCCATATTTCAAATACCTCTGTTTTATCCGGAATATTAAACGGCTGGATGACTTGTATTTCGTTTCCGAACTTCTCTTTTGCGTAATTCACGTATCTTTGCGATTCCACGCTGTAGGAGAATAATCTGTGACGCGTGAACTGCGCAAGTGTTGCCCGGTCTGTTGTTATCCTTAGTGATATAATGGCGTGTTCGCTAACACTGTCGTGGTGGGATTGTTTGACTACTTGGTTGTATAATTTTTCAGCGGAACCGGGCTTTATTTTATCTTCAGATTTGTAGCACGTCCTGGTGGCAGCTTCGATAGTTTCAGCAATATTTGGAGTTGCCCATAAAAACTCAGCTTTTTGTTTTACAATTAACATCTTTCTTCACCTCATGCAATTTCTTAAATTTATTTCGAAGATATGGATTTGCTATAAATACTTCATTACATTTGATGCAGCGAACGTATTCGCCTTCACTTGTGTAAAACGTGGTGAGTTCATGATTGCAAGATTCCATTGCTACTTCACTCCTCGTACGAACTTTATTAGTTTGATAGAAGTATAGGGTATAAACATTTCAATTCCGTCGTTGTCTATTTTAATTCCGTTTGATTGCTTTAGCATATTACAGTACCATTCATATTCTGTTTTCGTTGCGATAATCTGAACGCTGTCACCTTCGGTTAGTTTGATGATGATCGTCCCGGTCATATTAAAGCACCGACTTTGTTGCGATTTGTGACCAGCTTTCGAGTTTTGCAAACGTTTCTTCTTCGAGTAACTGTTGTTTTGTCATCCAAAGTCCTTCGAGTTGTTCGGTCTCGCGTACTTCGACACTGCCGTTTTCGTCTAGCTCGATAATAACAAGTAATCCGATATGAACGCGTCCAACCTCATTTTCATCATCGTTAATGAGTCCGGCAACTTTTATTTCGTATTCTCCGTTAATATCAAGTTCTTCTGTTAATTCTCGGTATAAATTTTCATCAAGTATTTCATTAAAGTCTTTCGCATCTTCCACGAAATTCATGTGACCGCCAGCACCGATTGATAACTTATCGTGAAGTCTGGACTCGCCGCCGCCGGATAGACGTTTGTAAACGAATATTTCTTGTCCACGTTTGATAATCGCGTATGGTATCGGTTGTTTGAAACACTCATTTTTCTCGGCATCGCCACGTCGCATAATTTCCATGTTTAAATTGATTCTTAGTTTAAATATTTCTGTCATGTACTCTTCGTTGAATAATCCTTGGAAGACGTCTTTTTCATTATTGAATAACTCAACTCTTGGAACTACTATAATTAATTCATCATTCTTGTTCATCGTCATCAGTCCTTATTAAGTGATAGCCGCTAGCGTAGTGCGCCAGCGCCGATGTTAATTCAAAATCTAACCACGTTGCTCTTGCGTATTGTCTTGCATCATTTACAAATACTACTGCATTCGGTCGGTATTGACCCCATCTGATTCCTCGTACTTGTTTGTTTACCATAACGGGCATTACGATAAAATCTTCTTTTATTTTTTGACGACTTTCGTACTTACTTTTTTGATTTTGATATAATAGATAATCAAACTCATATTTTTCATAAGCTGTTTCAAATACGACTAAAGCGATAACCGGATGACCGTCGAATAAACGTTCGATCCGGTTTGCTTTATAAACTTTTTCCAGCTCGTCGAATATCTTCATTATCGAACTCTCCGAACTAGATCTTTTAATAGCTTAATATCGTTTGCTAATACACGGCGTTCCACTTCGTACACTTTTAAATCGTGTGATAATTTTTCAATTTTATCTTTTTGCATTGTTGCTATTTTGGCAATATAGTAATTAAAGAATAATTGTGAAAATACCACGCAACTTAATCCGATTATTATGAGAATCATTACTTATCACCTTGTAGCGCTTTTATCGTTTCCATTACGTTATCCGAGTGATTACTGAACCATCCGCGGTAATTAGTAAGCAGCTTGTGGAAAGTGACGTTTGTTCCCCGGAAATGCTCCATATATACTTCAAACGGTGTTAATCCGCCGTAACGACGTAATTTTTTATTATCAATTTGTCTTAGGGAACCGGTTGTGATGATCTTACACGAATCGCTTGCACGCGTGTATACTGCCTGTAATTCCTCGAGATCGAAGCTCTGTGCTTCATCGATGACTATAAAACTGTTATTCCACGTAATACCGCGAGTGAATGCCGTTGTTGTACAAACAATTTTCGGTTGTTGTTTGGTTACGGGATTGACTACTGAATATCTTTCGTAATATCCCGGCTGAACGTGTTCAAGGGCATCAATTGCCGGCGCATAAAGCGGAAGTGATTTTTCTTCTAATGAGCCTGGGAGGAAACCTTGGTCCCTAATTGGTGTGTAATTTCTGACATAAATTATTTTATCGTAATTTCCCATTTCTACTTCGTATGCTCCGGCAAGCAAAGCTAACGTTGTTTTCCCTGTTCCTGCCGCTGCCTCGCAGAACACAGCTTGTATAACGTCCGGGCTTGCTAGTAAACTTTGTGCATAAGCATATTGATGCTTGTCCGCTAGTACGTTGAAACCTTTATCTTGAAACCATTTCCAAACCGGCATTTGATATTCTTTGTATGATGGATTTTTCTCGATCATCGTCATCTCTCCTAGTCGTTTTTAAACCCGATTTTTGTTTTTTCTGATGCGTTTATTACCCGGAGATATTCTTCAAATTCTTTTTGTTTTTTTCGTTTATCAAGATAATCTACCGCTAAAATGGATGCACCGAGCAAGATAACGATTTTGCCGATGCTATTCATCACGTTCACCATTTCTTGCTATCGCTGCATTTGCCCACATAACTACTTCATCAAGTTTTGTTAGCGCTACGGATAATTCACGAGAGTTTGGACATAATTCATTTAAAAGGAGGGCGAGTTCTTTTGCTGATCCTCTTATCGTTGTGTACTTTTCTCCTTGCGATTCTGTCGCTTTATGAAAAGTAAAACGGTTTTCGATTTCTTTATTCATAATAAATACCTCCGAGGTGTTATTTTGAAAGATATTTTTATCTGTTTAGGGATTCCTGCTTTTTTTATTGCTCTTTATTTTCTGACGTTCTATCTTTTTTGCTAGTTCTGTGCTGCTCGATTAAACGTTGTCTAATTTGGTAACGTGCCATTCTTCGTGCCATTTTGCGATTGGCAATGATTGTTTCGTCGCTGTTAATGATGGCATCTGTAAGTGATTTTGTGTGTTGTTTGAAAAACCAACTTTTAAACTCACGCTTAATTTGTCTGCTTGATTTAGGTTGAATGAAAAATTCTTTATTGTTCTCCGGTAACATTCTTAAATCCTCCTAGAATGGTGTAGTCATCATGGTCCATTAGGTCAAATATTTCTTGAAGTGATGTGATGATTTGTCCATTTTTATTTTTAAAGTAATCATCTATTACGCTGTAAAATAAATCTTCTTGTGCTTGCAGTGTGAATATAATGGCGTTATACGGAATGTATGCTGCCGGTGGAAAGCTGTTTTTATTGTTGATGTTTAATACATCGTAGAATATTTCATCTTCGTAATCTGGTAAGTTATGACTTAAATAAACTCGTTCTTCTTCGCTTGTACAGATAATCGCCAGCGAGAAATGTTCTCCGAATAAAACTCTCATTTTTAGCGGTTTAACCAGCGTTTTAATTCGTTCGAGTTCTTTTTGAAGTCCGCTCACTCAACCACTTCCCAGTCTTCGCTGAGCAAATCGTTTTGGTACGCTTGTGCAGGGGCAAAACCAGCATTATCTTTTAATTTAGCGATAATCATTTTAGCCTCAAACATTGGAGAATCTATGCTTTCATTATCTTCTGAAATAACTACTTTGTCGTCAATAAACCAATAACCACACCAATGTGCTCGTTTAATTTTCTTTCCTGATTTCAACTCTTCTAATGCTTCGCTGAATGTCATTTTTCTCTCTCCTTAAAGGTCATCAAATCCATTGTCTTCGGATACTTTCGCATAGCTTCGTGGTTTTTGTTCAAAGAAGTCGGATTTCGATGCATTTGCGTTTTCATACGCGGTAATCCATTTGAATGGGTTATTCCGGTGCTCAAACGGTTTGTCCAGTCCCATTTCATTCGCCCGTTTATTCGCCATGAACTCGATATACTCTTGGAGTGAATCTTCATCGATTCCTTCAAAGCGATTTCCGATAATATATTTACCCCATTTAGCTTCGAGTGCTGCTGCTTTGCGGAATGTTTCGGTTGCCCACGCTCGATTAGCATCCGTATCAAGTTCCGGATAATCTTCAAGAAGTGTCTTGTAAACATTCGCAAATAGTCTTACGTGATGCTGCTCGTCGCGATTAATATAAGATAACATTGTACTCGTTGATACCATTTTTTGATTTCGTGCTAAGTTGTAAAAGAAAGCGAATGCGCTGTAGAAAAATAATCCTTCGAGAATGACGTCGTATACTAACGCTTTACGGAATGAATCCGGTGATGGATTATTTGTAAACTCCTCGTACCCGTCAGCAATAAATTGATTTCGCTCGAGTAAAACCTTGTCATGACGCCAGTAATCGAATATCTCGTCTTGTTCGTGTTTTGGTACCAGTGAAGATAACACGTACGAGTATGATTCGTTATGAATTACTTCTTGGAATCCGATTACTTGTAAGAGTGCAACGATACTGGAGTCAGTTACGTAATCTGCAACTCGTCCAACAAAATCGGTTTGTACTGAATCTAAAAATGCAAGTAATCCAATAATCTTTTTGAAAGATTCTCTTTCATCCGGAGTTAAATCTTTTTTCCAGTTCTTTACGTCGGTTGTCATATTAATTTCAGATGCTATCCAGAAGTTACCGAGCATAATCTTATATAGCGGGTAAGCGAAATCTAACCTTGTTTGATCCCAATTCAATACGTTACTAGAACGTCCATTTATAATTTTAGTAGATACGTTTGGTGCAGTAGTATCATATAACTTTCTCTTTTTCATCTGATGCTCTCTCCTTGTTTCAGGCGTTCAATAAGTTCTAGTATTTCGTCCTTCCCGTTTCGAACTGCCCAAAGTCTAAGTTCGTTGAAATATTTTACTTTTTCATAATCAGTAGCTTCATAGATTAAATCTTTTGTTGCTTTTTCCACGTATTCGATTGCTTGAATACTCTCCGGTGATAACGCAATTCCATGATTCGTTTCGATGTAATACTTTGCTTTTTGTGTTAAGTAGCTCATAATCCCACTCCTAATTTCATATACTAATAGTGTGGGAACCGGAGAAATCCGGTCCCGTTACTATCAGTCGTACATATTACGCGGAGCAACTTTCGCAATCAGCGAGCTCGTCTAATGATGTTGACCTGACGTAATACGTCGTCTTTAGACGTGATTTCCATGCATCCATGTGAAGCGCAAGCAGATCTTTTGCTTTAATGTCGCTCTTGACGTACAAGTTAAAGCTGATCGATTGGTCCACATGTTTTTGACGTGCTGCGTTTTGTGCGATACTCCAGTGCTGGTCTAGCTCATACGCATTTTTATAAAACCAAAAAGTCTTTGAACTTAAGTCCGGAGCTGTTACCGGAATCTTGTAATTTTTTTTCTCTTCGGAATACACGCGCTTGAATATTGGGTCGATTCCAGCTGTTGCACCGCTGATGATACTTGTGGTGCCCGTTGGAGCCGTAGCCATAAGGTAGGAATTTCGTATTCCGTTCGCTTGCACCATAAGTGATAAATCTTTCCACTTATTAGTTTCATAACCACGTTTTTCGAAATACTTACCGGTCTGCCAATCCGAACCAACAAATGCTGGATATGCGCCCTTTTCGATAGCTAGTTTCATTGATGATTCGATTGTTAGATAAGCGATTCTTTCGTATAAATCGTCATTAAACTGAACTGCTTCTTCGCTTTCCCATTTGATTCCTTTAATCGCTAGTAAGTGGTGAAGATCGCTTTGACCAAGCCCAATAGCGCGATATTTCCGGTTTGTTGCGACTGCTTGAAGCACTTCTAGTCTATCGCGGTTTAAATCAATTACGTTATCAAGCATACGAACTTGAATCGGAATCAGTCTCTCCAGTACGTCATACGCTCTTGCTAGTGTGATGCTTGATAGATTACATACGACAAAATCACCTGGTTTTTTGTAGATAACGATGAACTCGTCATTTTCAGTTAACTTTTCTTCAACGACCATTGTCGGATTTTGATTTTGGGTTATCTCGCTACATAAGTTCGAGCAGTAGATGATTCCGGCATGATTATTTGGATTCATTCTGTTTACTTCATCGCGGTAGAACATATAAGGCGTACCAGTTTCAAGTTGTGATTTCATGATTGCTTTCATGATGTCGATTGCGTTAACACGTTCACGAGATAGCAATGGATGATTTACACATTCGTAATATTTATCACGGAATGTTCCGCTGCCGATTTCTTCATCGTAGAAATCTTGCAGGTAATAACCCATTAATTGTTTTACTTCATGAGGATCAAACAGGTACCACTCACCGCGTTTTTCAACTTGTTCCATGAATAAATCCGGAATACAAACGCCTGTGAAGATATCATGCGCACGTAATCTTTCATCCCCGTTGTTTAATCGTAAATCAAGGAAAGAAAATATATCTTTATGGAATACATCAAGGTAGATTGCGATCGCTCCACCACGTGTACCCAGCTGATCGACGCTGACGCCGGTGTTATTTAACTGCTTAATCCAAGGTGTTGTACCGCTGCTGACGTTCTTAAATCCTTTAATATCGGAACCACGTGATCTGATAAACCCGGCATATACGCCAATTCCGCCACCGTTTTTACTTAATGTGGCAACATCAGTATTTGAATCATAAATGCTGCGTAAGCTGTCATCGACGGTATCAATAAAGCATGAGGATAATTGTCCGTATGATTTGCCGGCATTAGCGAGCGTTGGGGTTGCAACCGTCATATAAAGGTTTGATAACGCCCAGTACGATTCTAAAACGAGCTGTAATCGTTGGTCCGTTGATTCTTCTCGCATGATTTCCATCGCGATAACCATCCATCGCTCTTGCGGCAGTTCATACACGTTTTTATCGTGGTCTGTTGCAAGATAACGGTCAGCAAGTGTTCTTGTTGCAATATACGTGAATAACTTGTCCTTTTCTGGTTCGATGTGTTCTGATAGAAAATCAATTTCTTCTTTTGTGTAGTCTCTTAGGAGATTAGAAGAGTAGATTCCTTTGGATCCTAGTAGCTTTAAGAGTGAATAAAAGTCACCATATTTTTTAGCTGAATCATAACAGCGGCTTTTGCTTGCTTTTTTATATAAACTGTTTAAGTAGATTCTTGATGCGAGGTACGTCCAGTCCGGGTGTTGCCCGGGATCAACTCCAACGTAATCTAGTGCATTTAACACTAAAAGATTTGTAATATTTTCTGCTTCGTACTCATCTTTTGCGGAGATGGTTTTAATTGTTTTATTCACAAACTCATCGATATCAAGATGCTGATAATCAGATGCTGCTTTTTCAATGAATTTAATTAATCGTTTTGACTCAAAAGGAAGTTTACGTCTTCCATTGTCTTTTAAAATGACCGTCATGCTATTTCCTCCTGATTGGTTCTACTATATATAACAATCGAACTCGTTAAAATTTACAAAAAATATCTATTTTTATAAAAAAGATATAAGTGTAATTAATGGAATTCCGATAATAATAGCGATAATAATAAAATAACAAAATGCTGCGATGAATCCTCCACCATCTTCACGGTCTTGCGAGGCAATAACCCCGCATTTTACCATTTTCCATAATGCGTAAATCGACAATAGTACAATACTTTTTATCAGCATCCGGTATCATCCCTTTCAATGATTTCGATTTCGACGCGTGGATTTTCTTTATCGTAGAATAAGAATCCTTCGATGTGCTTGATTTGCTTATCGTCTTTATAGGCTGTACCGTTTAATCCGTCTTGTACGCTTTTGATATAATTATCTATATCACCGTGTACTTTGTTATTCATATAAATAACAATTTTAAAATAGATGTTTTTTGTTTCGATCATTGTCATTCCGGGATTTTGCTCTTTTGCACATTCTCTTACCTTTTTCTCGTAATCAAGCGTTGTTTTCGGAGTGATAACTCGCCCTTTAACAAGGCGAGGTCTCTCCTTCGGTTTTCCCCTGCCGGGAACGGTGATTTTATAACTCTTCATCTTCGTTCTCCTCGTAGCGTGCTTCGTAAACCCCTTTGTCGTCTAAAACAGTCGATAAAGCAAAGTTCTCGCGTAAAAACTGATGAAGCGTAATCCCAAGACGCTCGACTAATTCTTCTTCTTGCTCATCTGGAACATATCCGGATTCCGTTAGTAATGCATGAAGCAACTCGTGCACAATCGTTTGTTCTAAGCGATCGATGCTGACATTTGAATCAACCGTGATGGTATTGTCTGCTGTGTTGCACATTCCAAAAAGATTCATATTACGAACTAAGTCTTTTTGCATTTTAATTTTGTAAGTGCATCCGCCAATTTTGAAAGATATTTTTTTAGTCATTTTTCTTCTCCTCCATGTGTGCGTCTCTGATTTCTTTTATTTGAAAAAATGCATCGAGAATCGGTTGTTTCTTGTATTGCGGAAGGTTCGTTTTTTGAATCTCTTTGGCTTGTTGTTTCACGTCTTCAAATTCTTCGTCTGTCATTTCTTTCGCGATGGCTGTTTTAAAGTTGCAGAATGTGAACTTATTAAGATCGATTACCGGCTTATTTCTGGTTTCAGCCGCTTCTAAAACGCTAACAAACTTATCTAATAATGCTTCACGCATTTCATCTGTTACGGTAACGTCGAATGTTCGAAGGTCCGGATACTTTTCGATTTCTTCATCGGTCATATTCCACGCTTTTTTCGTCACATTCCAGTACGTGATGATAAATTTATTCAGCGGTTTATCCGGCGTCGAGTACATTAAGCTGTATGCTACGCATTGAAGTACATGATCGGCACTTGCCTCTTTCATCGCATAATCGCCGGTTTTTGAGTACGTTGTACTTTTTGACTTTACTTCGAGACCAACGAGTTCTTGATTTTGCCTATGAATCAGAATCCCGTCCGGTTTACCAAAAAGATAAAACGATTTACCTTTGTGTGTGATTTTTCTTGCGATTTTAACTGCTTCTTCGTATGCGGCATGTCCTTCTTTTGTACGCATGAAACGAAATGGTGCATTCTTTACGTGTTTTTCTATAAAGTGCATATCTTCCTGGACTTGATCTCCCACTTTTGTACCGAGTTTCGTCCAGCGTCTTTGATGAATTTGATGGTTATCTTCATCTTTTGGTTTTTTAAGCAGTTTCATATAAAGCTCTAAATCCATGCTGGATGCGGATGATGGACTGAAATATGGTAAATCGCGTGGTGGATATTTCGTCATCGGATTTTTTGTCATTTCGATTCTCTGCTGCAAAATTTCAATCGTTAAATCATCATCATAAATTTCTTTTCCGGCATGATAATCGTTTAGCATTTTTAAAAACTCTTCTGCGTAACTCATTCATCATCATCTCCAAGTTATGGAGCCCCGAAGGGCTCGTATTATGGCGCTACTGGTGTTGCTAGTGTTGTAATCGATTGTGTCACGCCAGTTGATTCGTTTCCGGCATTATCAACCGTTGTAAACAGGAATGTGTAAGTTGTAGAAGCGGTTAATCCTGTTATTGTATATTGCGCATCGCCTGTAGCAATACGAGATGATAATAGAACACCGTCTTGATATACATTAACTTGTTTAAAGTCCGCATCAGCAGGAGTTGTGTACGCAAAAGTAACGCTTGTGTCGGTAATATTACTTGCAGTTAAATTGCTAACTTCAAGTGGTGCGATCGTATCCGGTTCCGATGCGATATCGTACGTTAATTCAAAAATTGTTTTTTCGATTAGGAATTGATCTCCATTCATGTTCACCAAATAATCACCCTTGTTTGCACGTTGTACACCTTTTGGCGTGGTGATAGTTGTTGGATATAATAATTCAACTGCATCTACTGTTACGGCTTTACGATTAAATTTCATTTTAATTTTCCTCCACAAATTCTTTTAGTTGGTCTGGTGATAATAATCCGGTATGGCGTTTAATTGCATTATTGTTGTCGTCGATTAGGATAATCGTCGGAACTTGCATGACTTCGTG